CTTGCGAGGGTGCTTCCCGCCTGTCCCGTCCGCCGTAAGTGGCGACGGCCAGCTCGCCAGCGTTGCCACCCTCGGCAACTGATCGAGCCGGGTCCGCGTCGATCCGTCCGGGTTCGTGCCGGTCGTCGCCATGCCGGGCGAGTCCTTCCAATCGCGCGCCGATGCGGTCGGCCAGCCGCTTAGCGGGGCGGCGCTTTGGTCGGGATGGGCCGCGAGAGAGACGGCTTGCGTGAGACTCATCGAGCCCAATCCCTTGCCGGGATATTTCTCGTATTCCGTCGCCTTGCGGCGCTCCCAATTCTCCAGCGTCTCGCCCTGCCCCGAGAGGCGCGGAGTGGGCCACCCAATAATTGCGGGATCGCTTGTGCGGCGCGCCGAAGCCGCAAGCGACGGTTTCAATCGCCCCGAAGGCAAAGCCCGTTGCTTCCATGTCAGATTGAACAAGGTCGAGCCAAGTGTCGCCGTCGCGGCCTGCAACTTGCTCGCCAACGACGATTGAAGGACGGCACTGTTCGATAAGGAAGTGAAACGCGGGCCACAGGTGCCGCTCGTCAGCAAACCCGCTTCCTTTGCCTGCCGCGCTGAAAGGCTGGCAAGGGCAGGAACCGGACCATAGGGGCGCATCGTCGTCCCATCCTGCGCGTCGGGCTGCGAGGCTCCAGACGCCAATCCCGGCGAAGAAGTGGCATTGCCGAAAAGGTCTAAGTTCATCGGGGGTAACGTCCTCTATACTGCGCTCGTCGACCTCGCCGGGAGCGATCAATCCGTCGCGGATCAACTCGCGCAGCCACGCGGCGGCGAACGGATCGTGTTCGTTATAGTATGCGGTCACAGCGAGGCCGACGCCTCAAGCACCGCGCGCGCGACCGCGTCGGCATCTGGCGCGCCTAGCGTTGCCTCGGAAAAGACCGAAAGCGTGCCGTGACGACCGTTGCCGTTTATAGCGCGGACCTCGACTTGCTCGCTGCCGTCCAGCCAGCGAATGACCGTGACACGCTTGCCGTCGTGGCGCGTGTCAAAATGGTGGATGACGATTTCGCCAGCGCGGCCGAGCCACGTCGCGCGCTTTGGCTTTGTAATGGTGACGGGAGCGGGCATTCGAGGTTCCTTTTGCGCGTCTTGCGCAAAACCAATGCGCTTGGCCGGGCCGCATGGCAAGCCTGTTTTTGCGCACGATGCGCAAAAAGTGATAGCCGCAACGAACCTCTCCGGCACGCGCTCGCCTTTCAGCCTTTCGGCCCTCGCGCGCGAGGGATAGTTTCTGGACATGGCAGACACATGGATCGAAGCATTTCGGGGCGGCACGCGGGCGAGCCGTGGCATTTCGGCCGCGCAACTCGCAGAGGTCGTCGACGACGATTTCGACGCGAACCCGCGCGGGCTTTGCTTCGGCCACCCCAAGAGCGACGACCCGGCAGCGGGCCGGATCACTGGCGCCAAGCTGGACGGGAACAAGCTCCTCGTCAAAGTCAGCGAGTTGAAGCCCGAAGCGCGCGAGGGCATCAAAACCGGCAAGTGGCTCAACCGGAGCGCCGCGTTCTTCGATCCCGACCACGAGGCGAACCCGCGCCCCGGCAAGTGGACGCTTCGGCACGTCGGCCTCCTCGGCGCGTCGGCCCCCGGCATCCCCGGAATGCAGCCGCTGCGCAAAGCCCTGGCGTTCGACGCCGACGGTGGATTGATCGCGGAGGAAGAGCCCGCCGACGCCGTGATCTACGCTCCGCCTCCCACCCTCACAGTTTACGATTTCAGCACCGGAGAAACCCCGAAAATGGCCGACCGTACCCCCGAAGAGATCGCCGCCGAGGAAAAGCGGATCAAGGACGCGCAGGACGCGCTTGACCGTCGCGAACAGGAGTTCGCCGCGCGCGAGACGCGCCAGTTCGAGGCGGGCAACACGACCCTGATCGACGGCCTCGTCGCGAGCGGCAAGGTTCTCCCGGCCGAAGTCGGCACCCTGCGCACCGTGTTCAACGCGCTTGACCGCGAGGAGTTGGAGTTCGGCGCGGCCGACAAGTCGGACAAGGCCACCGCCTCCGCCAAGCTCGCCGGCTTCCTGGCGACTGCGCTCGGCAAGCGCGTCCCGGTGGATACTGGGCGCGTCTCCCCGTCGGCCGAGTTCGACGCGAAGGACGCCACCAGCGCCGACGACGTGGAAGGCAGGGCGCGTGCGCTCATGGAGAAGCGCCCCGGTCTCACGTTCGAGGCGGCCGTCGGCGAAGTCACCGGCGAGGCCGAATAACCCCTCCCGCCCCCTTCACTCGCTAGGAGCTTCATTCAATGGGAAAGACCACGAACGGGCTTATCAAGCCCCTCACCGCCACCGCAGCCGTCGCGGCCCGTCGCTTCGTCAAGGCTGGCGCGGCTGATGGCACCGGCGTCACCGCGACCGATGCAACCGCGACGATCCTCGGCGTTTCCGCAGATATCGACACCGATGTCGGCGAGCGCATTTCTTGCCAGATGGTCGGCAACATCGCCGAAATCGTCTACGGCGGCCCCGTCACTCGCGGCGACAAGCTCACGGCAGACGCCCAGGGCCGCGCCGTCACCACCACCACGACGGGCGCCAACTATGGCGGCACCGCCGAGGTTTCCGGCGTCCTCGGCGATATCGGAACCGTCATCGTCGCCCCCGGCTTCGTCTAACCCCTAACCGCCCGGTTTCGGCCGGGCGCCTACCTCAACCCGTCTAGGAGCGCCTCAAATGGCACAAGCCCCGTTTCAGATTTCCCCGGCGCTCGTCGCCATCGCGAACGACTATTCGGCGATCAACCGGACTGCCCGGGGCTATATCGCCGATATCGTCTGCCCCCGCGTCCGCGTGGAAGCGCCGCTGTTCGAGTACCCCGAATACAAGCTGGAGGACGCGTTCACGGTTTACGATAACCAGATCGACCGCCTCGGCCAGCTCAACGAAATCACCGAGAGCAGCACCATGTCTTCGGGCAAGGTCATCGACTACGGTATCCTTTCCAAGATTCCGTATCGTGACGAGCTGGCGGCGCAGTCGGCACGCATCCCGTTCACGCTCAAGACCCGCGCGGTACGCAAGGTCATCGACACGAACCAGCTAAACCGCGAAATCCGTGTCGCGAACCTGATGTTCTCGGCTGCGAATTACCAGGCGGGCTACAAGACCACCCTCTCGGGCACGAGCCAGTTCACGGATTACAACAACAGCGACCCCGTAGCGCTGGCGCTGAAAATCCGTCGCGACATGCTGATCCCGCCGAACGTGGCGATCATGTCGCAGGGCGTGCGCGATGCCCTGGCGCTGCACCCGAAGGTTTCCGTTGCCCTCGGCGGCTCGGCCAACAGCGGCCGGATCGCAACGAACGAAGAACTCGCCCGCGTGCTTGGCGTGGAGCGGATCGTCATCGGCAACACCCTTCGTCAGACCAGCAAGCGGGGCCAGAACCTCACGACGGGTTACATTTGGGGCAACAACATCGCGTTCGTCTACGTGCCGCCCACGGGACCGGATGGCCTGGCGCTCGGGATCGAAAGCCCGGCGTTCGCCGCAACGTTCCAGTGGAACGGCAACATCGCGGGCGAGAATCCGTATCGCCCCGGCGAAATGGGCCTCTATGGCGGCGTCGGGGTCTATGCCGGCGAGAGCCTTGTCGAGAAGCAAATCGCCCCGTTCGCCGGCTATCTCATCACCGACGCGATCCCGACCGTCTAACGACGGCGGGGTCGCCCGGCCCTCTCAAGAAAGGCTGCACCGATGCCACCCGAAGAAAAGCCCAAGCTCTACGCGCAGTTCGATGGCGACGAGTTCAACGGCACCCGATACGCCCTCGGCGACGAAGTGAACGGGCTCGACGCTGGAACGCGCGAGTTCCTGACTCGCGAAGGTCGCATCGGCGCGACCCCGCCCGCCGCGATCAACGCGACGCCGTCGTTCCAGGGCAAGGCCCCGGCCGACATGAGCCGCGCCGAGCTGGAGGCGGCCACCCTTGCCTCGATCGACCTATCGAACGTGACCGACGAACAGTTGATCGCACGGCTGGAGGGCCAGGACGATGACGAGGACGAACAGGAACAGGGCGACCGGATCAAGCAGGGAGAGGCACCGTCGGAGCCGGCCCCCGCGCCTTCCGAGACCTCGACCTCGGAGACTTCCGGCCCCGCACCGTTCGACCCGGCCGCCATCCTGGCTGGTACGATCCCCGATGTCGAGGCACGCCTCGGCTCGATCACCGATCGCGAGCAGCTCGAACAGCTCAAGACGGCCGAAGTGGCCGGCGCGAAACGTTCCGGCGTCTCCAAGGCGATCGACGCCCGGATCGCCGCGCTACCGGCCGACTGACACGTCGGCCCCGATGCAGTAATAGAAGGGCGTCCCGGTCGTGCTGGGACGCCCTTTTCGTTTGAAAGGCTTCCCCATGTTTCGACCCCTTCGTTTCCTGATCGGCGCGGTTCTCCCCCTCGCTTGTTCCGTCGCCGCCCTGGCGCAGACAGTCACCGTCACCGCGCCGAATACGGTCAACCCATCCGGCTCCCCGACGACGGTCGGAAAAACCTTCATCGTCAACCCCGTCGGCACGATCGCCACGATGGGCGGAACGGGCGGAGGCGGCGGCAGCACGCTCCGGCAAGTCGAAGGCACCGTCGCTTCGGGCGCGGCCGATACCGGCAACCCGGTCAAGATCGGCGGCGCCTACACGACCGGCGGCACGCTGGCGAACGCGTCGCCAGGATCACGCGTGGACGTGCAAACCGACATTGGCGGGAACCTCCGAACGCTGATGCTCGGCCGGGGCTCTAACATCGGATCGGCGGAGGGCGGCACAAGCGCTATTTTCCCGCAGAACCGGGCAACGAATGCTCTCTCCGACACGCCGCTCGCGGTCGCGGGCTATAACTGGACCGGAACGGCAACCGTCGCCTCGCGCGGCGACGCAAACGGCACTTACATGGTCGGCAACGTGGCCTCGGGCGTCGCGGATGCTGGCAACCCGGTGAAGGCCGGCGGTCGTTACAACGCCACCGCTCCGACGCTCGCAGACGGGCAGCGCGGCGACCTCCAGCTCGACACGCGCGCGAACCTTGAAGTCTCACTGTTCGGCGCGAACAGCACAACCGGCGCCTCAGTCGCGACCGTGCCAGGCACAACGTCGAACGGGTCCTTTGCTGGCCTCTACACTAACAGCGTCGCCCGCATCGTGAGCGGTTCGAGCAATTATGCTTGGCAGGGCAACAGCTCGGGCCAAGGCTATGTCGTGAGCGTGTCGGACGGCTCCAGCGTCTCCGGCGTCGCTCCCAGCGCTTCGACGGCGGCCGAGGGCGCTCGCATCCTCAAGGCGAGCGCGGGGAACCTGTTCGGCCTTAACGTCGTGAGCGGCGCGACAGCGGGCGTGGTGCAAGTGTTTAACTCCGCCACGATCCCGGCCGATGGCGCGGTGACGCCCGCAAAGTGCTATTTCCTGGCCGCGAATAGTTCGCTCGACCTCAACCTCCGCGCCGCGCCGCTATACCTTTCGGCGGGCGTGTCGGTGGCTTTCAGCAGCGGAACAAGCTGTTTCACCAAGGCCGCGAGCGCGACCGCGTTTATCTCCGGCGACACCAAGTAAGGAAACCGCGATGCGACACCTCCTTTCCCTCGCTGCCCTGGCCCTAGCGACCCCGGCGCAGGCTCAACTGATTACCTCGCTGGAAAAGCCCGCCACGACCGCCGATGTCGCGGCGGTGCAGGCGCAAATCCCGCTCCCCTCGGAAAGCCCGCCGACGCCCGACATGGCAACGGCCGGCAGTCTCGGCAGCTCGCCCCGCTATCGCCGGCCCGACGATCAAGCCCCGCGCATTTCCCGCACGGTCTCCGGCGTTACAGGGGCCGCTGGCACGGCCGCCTTGACGTGGCCGGCTATGCCGGGCGTTCCCAAGCTCACGGTTACGCCTTACGTCTCGTCCGCCGATACGCAGGTGCCGACCTGTTTCCCGGTCGTCGGCACGATCACGACCACGGGCGCAACGATCAAGTGCTTTAGGACGCAATCGATTCTCGGCCTCGGGCTCGTGCCGTTCGTCGTGGCGCCGGCAGGGGTTCAATTCGATGTCCTCGCCCTCCCGGCAAGCTAAAGCCAGAAATAAGGAACGACCATGCAACTCAAGATGACCGGCAACGAAATCCTTTCCTCCGGCCCCGTATCGGCTGGAGCGGCTATCCCCATCACCGCAAGCAACGCAGACGAATTGTTCGCGCTCGCCATGATGCAGCGCGGTATTTTGGTGGACGATATGGCCGTGGCGTCGGCACCGGGCGACGTGGGTCCCGCCTATGCCTCATTCGTCGCGCGTCGGGTCGAGTCTGGCATTTCTCTATCAGACGCCGCGCCGGTCGTGGGGGCCGCCGCCGGGTCGTTCCTGGCGCGCGTGAGGACGCCGGGGAGCGCGGCAACGCTATCTCTTCTCGATGACGGTGGCGGGCGAGTCGCTCTATCCGGCCGAACCCTTGTCGCCGGATCGGCGCCGTTCGTCGCGGGTGTGCCGGTCAAGATCACAATCGCGGTCGGCGGCGAACAGCGGACATTCACGTTTTACCCGGCGGCGAAGCGGGCGGCGGTGCCTCCTACTCCGGGCGGTGTTCCACCTAATGCAATTG